AGTAATAGAACATCACGGTAAACTTCTAGTAAGAGGTATACACAATGGACAAGAGTTTAAAGAGAAGATTGAATATAGTCCTACTCTTTATGCAATGTCTAAAAATCAAACTGATTATAAAACTTTAACTGGTCAGTATCTAAAACCAATTAAATTTGATAGTATTAAAAAAGCAAGAGAATTTAAAAGAACTTATAGTACAGGTAATGCACCTATCTTTGGTATGGACCGTTATCAGTATCAATATATTGCTGACAATTATAATGAAGATGTAAAGTGGTCAAAAGATCATATAAAAATATTCACACTTGATATAGAGTGTACTGCTGAAAATGGATTTCCAGAAGTAAGTAATCCTATTGAAGAACTATTAGCAATCACGGTTAAAAATCAATCTAACAAACAGATTATAACTTGGGGTACAGGTGATTTTAAAACAGATAGAACAGATGTAACTTATATAAAATGTAGAAACGAAAAGTCTTTGATTATGGAGTTTATGAAGTTTTGGATGAAAAACTATCCAGATGTAATCACAGGTTGGAATACAAAGTTTTTTGATTTACCATATCTATGTAATAGAATTAAATTATTAACAGACGAAAAAGTTGTAAGAAGATTATCGCCTTGGAATTTAGTAGGCACCGAAGAAATAACCGTAAGAGGTAGATCGCAATTGTATTATGATATAGTTGGTATTGCAATGTTAGATTACCTTGACTTATATAAAAAGTTTATACCTGTTAGACAAGAGAGTTATAAGTTAGATCATATTGGTAAAGTAGAATTAGGTTTATCAAAAGATACTAATCCTTATGCTACATTTAGAGAATGGTATACAAAAGACTTTCAATCGTTTGTAGAATATAATATTAAAGATGTTGAGATCGTTGACCAACTAGAAGACAAATTAAAACTAATTGAATTAATCTTAAATATGTCCTATGAGGCAAAGATTAATTATCAGGATGTATTTTCACAAGTTAGATTTTGGGATACATTAATCTATAACTTCTTGCGTAAAGATAACATTGTTATTCCACCAAAAGAAGATAATATAAAAGATGAAAAGTATCCTGGTGCATATGTAAAAGACCCATTGGTCGGTATGCACAACTGGATTGTTTCGTTTGACATTAACTCCCTATACCCACATTTGATTATGCAGTATAATATTTCTCCAGAAAAAATTATTGGTATAAAATCAAATGGTATTACGGTGAATAAAATGTTGAATGAAACAACGCCTCTAGCATATCTTAAAACTGAAGGTGCAACAATAACACCTAATGGCGCATTATTCAAAACTGATAGTGAAGGTTTCCTACCTAAACTATTAGGTAAAATGTATAATGATCGTGTATATTATAAGAAAAAAATGTTAGAGGCGAAAAAAGAATACAACAAAACAAAAGAATCTAAATTAAGAAATGAAATTTCTCGTTGTCATAATATACAATGGGCAAAGAAGATTGCTTTAAATAGTGCTTACGGTGCCATCGGTAATCAATACTTTAGATATTATGATGTTAGACAGGCAACAGCAATTACACTTGCAGGTCAATTTGTTATTCGTTTTATAGAGAAGAATGTAAATGAATATATGAATAAGATATTAAAGACACCAGATAAGATAGATTATATTGTGGCGTCTGATACAGATTCAATTTATCTTACTATGGATAAACTTGTTGAACAAGTATGTAAAGATAAAACAAAAGAACAGACATTAAAGTTTTTAAACAAAGTTGTTGAAAGTAGAATAGAACCTTTCCTAGATAAGTGTTTCAAACAATTGGCAGATTATACTAACGCATTTGAAAACAAAATGGTAATGAAACGAGAAGTTATTGCTGACAAAGGTATATGGACTGCTAAAAAAAGATATATGTTAAATGTATTAGATGAAGAAGGTATTACATTTGACGAACCTAAATTAAAGATTATGGGTATTGAAGCAGTTAAATCATCAACGCCTGAATATTGTAGAAAAAAGATTAAAGAAGCAATTAAAATTATAATGGGTAAACAAGAAACTGATTTACACAAATTTGTTAAAGAAACTAAAGAAGAATTTTTAAAACTACCTGCTGAGGCAGTATCGTTTCCTAGAAGTTGTAATAATATGAAAAAATATTATTCTTCTAGTGCTGTGTTTATCAAAGGCACACCTATTCACGTGAAAGGTGCATTAATATATAATCATCAAATAAAACAATTTGGATTAGAAAAGAAATATCCTTTAATACAAGAAGGTGATAAGATTAAGTTTGTTAAATTACTAGAGGCAAATCCATTTAAGTTTGATGTAATTAGTTATGTATCTGAACTACCTAAAGAATTTAAATTAAAAGATTATGTTGACTATGAGTTACAATTTCAAAAAACATTACTTGATCCTATTACATTTATTTTACAACCAATTGGGTGGACAACTGAACCAAAGGCAAGTTTAGAAGCGTTTTTTTAATGATAGAATTAAGAGTAGTAAATGATGATAACGCAAAAGAATATGTTAAAGAAACTATACAAAAGTTTCATAGTTATGTACCATCAACTAAATCTGTTGGTAGAAGAATTGATTGGATTGTTTTTAATGAAGGGAAACCAGTAGGTATGATTGGTATAGGGTCATCTGTATATCCACCACCAAAAGATATACTAAATTATGTTAATATGAAGAAAGAAGAATATAAAAATAACTTCAATACATTTGCAAACAACTGGCGTTTTTGTATGAGAGAAAAGATTAAGAACGCAGGTACACAAATACTAAAAGAATTAAGAAGACAAGCACCACTACATTGGAAACAAAAGTATAATAATGAACTTAAATATTTAATTACATTTGTTGCAGGTGGTAATAACGGTGCAGTATATAAAGCAGATAACTGGATACATTGTGGAGAAACATCAGGTTTACCTAAACACGAGTCAGTATCTATGAAGTGGCATAACAAAGAAGAATTAAAAGAATTGTATGTAAAACCTACAGGCGAAAATAAGAAGATGATTTTTATAAAGAGTGTATGAATATATTTGAAGCAACTATAATAATAATGATAAGTTTACATTGGGGATTTGCAACAGGTGGATTATTAGCAAGGAAAACTGATTGGTCAATACCTAGATTTGTATTGATATGTTTATTAATAAAATATTTATGGATACTAATAAAATAATTAACGCAGATAGTTTAGAACATCTAAAAACTTTAGATGAGAATGTATTTGATTCGTGTGTAACTGATCCACCATATCATCTAACATCTATTGTAAAAAGATTTACAAAAGGTCCTGCTGCTAAACACGGCAAAGACGGATCGTTTCAAAGATTATCAAAAGGTTTTATGGGTAAAGAATGGGACGGTGGAGATATTGCATTTACTAAAGAGTTTTGGCAAGAAGTATATAGAACAATGAAACCAGGTGCTGTACTACTAGCATTTTCAGCAACTAGAAATTATCATAGAATGGCAGTTGCGATAGAAGACGCTGGGTTTGAAATCTTTGATATGATAAACTGGATATATGGTAGTGGGTTTCCTAAAAGAAGAAACTTGTTAAAACCAGCACACGAACCTATTGTTATGGCAAGAAAAGGTGTAAACAAAGAATTAAATTTAGATGAGTGTAGAGTAGGTGATGAAGAAATAGACTTGTCAAAAAATAGAAGACATAAACAAGAAGGTACAATATTCAAAGGTGGTTGGAAGAGTGAAGACGGTGGTGAGATAGTAAAAGGCAGATGGCCTGCTAACATCATACACGATGGAGAAGTATCTAGTTATTTCTATTGTGCCAAGGCAAGTAAAAAAGAAAAAGAAGATACGAATCACCCTACGGTTAAACCTTTAGAGTTGATGAAATACCTAGTACGATTGGTAACTCCTAAGGACGGATTAGTCCTAGACCCATTTGCTGGCACAGGAACTACGGGTGAAGCGGCGTTATTAGAAGGTCGTAAGTATTATTTGATTGAGAAAACTGAAGAATATATAAAAGATATTGAAAGGAGAGTTAATAAAACAATATTATGTTAATACAATTGACTTTAGCATTAGGATATGTTATAATGATTTACGCTTTTATAGTGTGGTTATTAATAAAATGGAACAATGAAGATATTAAAAGATAATATAAACGACTTTTTCAAATGGGTCAAAGGTACTGAACTCGTTGAACTAGACAATATAGATGTGGCAGAGGATCCTGTTAGACCTGAATTAACTTTAGGTTTTAGAATTACACACGGTAGAAAAATATTTGGATTAAAATACAATGATGAAATTGAAGCAATAATTTGCGTTGCATTTTGTCCTGAAGTACCTTACACCGTTAGAGAAATGGATTATATGTCCAGAGTAAAAGATGGTAAGATTGCTATTGCATATACGGTCTGGTCTCGTAAGAGAGGTGCAGGTAAAGAGATAGTAAAAAAATTATGCGAGTGGTCAAAGAAAAATAAAATAGAAAGACTAGTAACTCTATCACCACTTACACCAATGGCAACACACTTTCATATTAAAAATGGTGCTAAACAAGTACATATAAACGAAGAAACACAAAATTTTGAATATGAAATTGGCTAAACCTATAAACGATAAGGATAACAGCCTTGGGAACTTTAAAGAAACAAGACGAGGAGATTATATGGATGAAAACCATTACTGGATAGGAAAACTAAAAGAGTATGCTCAACACGGATCAGGATTGCCTATTATGGATCAGCAAACTTTTGAAAGATTTACAAATGAACTTGGCAAAGAAGAATTTAGAAATATTTTAGCAACATATATTAATAGGTATAGACCTATATTTCCTCTAAAGAAAATAACTTTAGATGATGTAAGAATTTCATTTAACGAATTACGAAAACAAGACACTACAAAGTATTGTAAACTCAATGACAATAATGTTATGGAGAAATATACTGATTACAAATACCCTTATAAAGATTATGGTCTAGGTATTATAGACGCACCATCAACTTATAACAATGTATCTAATTATTTTCACCAAGAGTTAAGATTAAATTGTTCTAGTTATAGTTTTAAAGCACCTTTAGATGTATGGTATAAAGGAACAGCAAAAGATATATGGCGTTGTCTAGGTCCTATATGGCGAGGTATCAACAATATGAAAAAGGTTATGGTTGAAGGTAAAGAAGAATTAAGAGGTGGTCAATTATCAGAAGCAAGTTATTTGGGTGCATTTAGATTAGGCACATATATTGCAACTCAATTTAAACCTAATGTTGCTAAAACTATTTACCAATTAACCAACGCAAAAAGAGTTTTAGACACAAGTTGTGGATGGGGAGATAGACTTGCTGGTTTCTTTGCCTCGGACGCTGAGGAGTATATAGGATGTGATCCAAACCCTAATACTTACAAACAATATATGAAACAGATAGAAGTATATAATAGTTTCTTAATTAAACCTAAAAAAGTTAAGATATATAATTGTGGTGCTGAAGATTTACCTTGGGATGAAATAAAACATATTGATTGTTCATTTACAAGTCCACCATACTTCTCTACTGAAAGATATAATGAGGGTGGGGAAAAAGAAGACAATCAATCTTGGAAAAAGTTTGATGAGTATTATAAATGGCGTGATGATTTCTTTCTACCTGTATCTAAAAAATGTTTTGAAAGATCAAAACATACTATAATCAATATTATGGATCCACAAATTAAAGGTAAACGATATAGAAGTTGTGATGAAGTTGTTGATATGTTAAAAGATAATTTTGTAGGTCAAATAGGAATGAGAATTATGCAAAGACCTAAATCAGATAAGTTATTTGAAACAGAAAAAGATAAGCAAGAGTTTATGAATAAAACATTTATAGAGAATGTATGGTGTTTTTCTAAAGATAAAAATGTAGATTTATTTAAGTCAGCAAGAAAAGGTACTTTAGATAGTTTCTTTGAATAAATATTATGATGGCTATACAACAAAAAGATTATATTTATCAACAAGAGTATTGGGACTATCAAAGAAAAATACAATACAACAAAGAACAAATTTTTGCTATGGCAAAAAGATATGAAGGTAGAACTTATAATGACTTTGGTCCTGTACACATTGATGATGTTAAGACTATGTTATGGGATAGAATAAGACCTGAAGAATATGAGGAACCACCTATGGATTGGGTGCCTGAAGATCCAAAGTATAGACTATGGCACGAAGACCAATTAGACGCAACTAAACTATCACCAAAGGTGACAAAGGTTGTATTAAGAGCAAAACAAAGAATTGAAACCGTACCAAATATATTAAATGATGATAGCGATATATAAAGGATACAATAATTATTTAACACATAATTTTCCTGCGAAGGAGCTTGACAATATTAAGAAAGTGTGTTATGATATGGGTATCAAATGGTATACAATATCTTATAATGATAAGGAGATGATAGAATATGAAGAATTTTCTAAAAGACATAATTAAAGAAACAGGAAATGAATACGCAGGACTAGTAAGTGAAGGCGTTGATTCGGCAGATGTAACAAGTTTTATTGATACAGGATCATATTCATTTAATGCTTTACTATCAGGTAGTATCTATGGTGGTATGCCAGGTAATAAAATAACTGCTATTGCAGGTGAAGCTGCTACAGGAAAAACATTTTTTGCATTAGGTATCTGTAAACACTTTTTGGATATGGATAAAGACGCAGGTGTTATTTACTTTGAATCAGAAAGTGCTATTTCAAAATCAATGATTGAGAGTAGAGGTGTTGACTCAACTAGAATGGTTGTAGTACCTGTTGCAACCGTACAAGAATTTAGAGCACAATCAATAAAAATTTTAGACAAATATATAGAACAACCAGAAGATAAAAGAAAACCTTTAATGTTCGTGTTAGATAGTTTAGGTATGTTATCTACAACTAAAGAAATGGAAGACACAGCTGCTGGTAAAGAAACAAGAGATATGACTAGATCACAAATAGTCAAATCTACTTTTAGAGTTTTAACGCTTAAGTTAGGCAAAGCAAATGTGCCTTTAATTATGACCAATCACACTTATGATGTTATTGGTTCTATGTTTCCACAAAAAGAAATGGGTGGCGGTTCAGGTTTGAAATACGCTGCTTCATCAATCATCTATCTAGGTAAGAGAAAAGAAAAAGACGGTACCGAAGTAGTTGGTAATATCATTCATTGTAAAAATTATAAATCAAGGATAACAAAAGAAAACGCAAAAATAGATGTAAGACTTACATACAAACAAGGACTAGATAAACATTATGGTTTATTAGAACTTGGTGAGGCTGCTGGTGTATTTAAAAAAGTATCTACAAGATATGAAATGCCCGATGGTTCAAAAGTATTTGGTAAGTCAATCAATGAGAATCCTGATAAGTATTATACAAAAGAAATATTAGATAAGATTGATGAATATGCCAAAAGAAAATTTACCTACGGATCAGACGAAGAATAAAAAATACGCTTTCGTACAAAAAGAAGGTGATGACTTTACTTCTATAAAGTTATTACAACCACCTTACAAAGGTGTTATCTTTAAATACGGCAAAGTTGGATTTGGAAAGGATGAAAATCCTGACGGAACCAGATCAATGAAGTTTGATTACGATATACTTTTCAATCCACACGAAACGGACCTTGACAATAAAGAGTTTATAGACTATATTGGTGATATGTTAATAGAATTTTTAGATGATAAATTGAAAAAAGGAGAACCAATTGAGTAATTATATTTCTGTATATGATGATGTATTAAAACCAAATCAATGTCAACACTTAATTGACAAGTTTGAAGATTCAAAACATCAATGGATAAAAACAGAATTAAAAGATCATAGGTCTTTTACAGAAATTAATATAAATTTAAATACAGACTGGAAAGAATATGTGGATATAGTATATAATACATTGAGACCATATGTTGAGAAATATATAAAAGATAATAATATAGATAAAGTCAAACAATGGCCAGAAAAATTTGGGTTTGAACAAATCCGTTTTAAAAAATATGAAGTTAATAATACAGATGAATTTCAGGAACACGTGGATGTTATGGACTATGCTAGTGCCAAAAGATTTCTTGTATTATTTTTATACTTAAAAGATAATGAGGCAGGTCATACATCTTTTCCTGAATATGATTTGAAAGTTGAACCAAAGGTAGGTAGACTATTAATGTTTCCACCTTTATGGACTTATAAACATATAGGACATAAACCAATTAAAGAACCAAAATATATAGTAGGGAGTTATCTACACTACATTTAATTATGAATAACGAAAGAATAGAATTTACAATATTAAGAAATCTTATATTCAATGAAGATTTTACTAGAAAAGTTTTACCTTTTGTAAACGAAATCTATTTTCCTAAAAGAGAAGAACAAATTTTATTCCAAGAGATTAATACTTTTGTATTGAAGTATAAAAATCTGCCATCAAAAGAATCAATATTAATTGAACTAGGCAATCGTAAAGATATAAACGAAGAAGAAAATAGAATAGTAAAAGAATTAATTAACTCATTAAATCCTGAAGAAATAGACCAACAATGGTTGTTAGATACAACAGAAAAGTTTTGTAAAGATCGTGCTGTTCACAATGCAGTATTAGACGGTATCAAAATTTTAGATGGTAAATCTAAAAACAAAACACCAGAGGCAATACCTAGTATTCTTGCAGACGCATTAGCAGTTAGTTTTGATAAACATATAGGGCACGATTATATAGAAGACGCAGACGACAGATTTAAATTTTATCATACAAAGGAAAAGAAGTATCAATTTGATTTATCTTACTTCAACAGAATTACAAAAGGTGGTGTACCAAGTAAAACATTAAACATTGCTCTTGCAGGTACAGGTGTAGGTAAGTCTTTGTTTATGTGTCATTGTGCTAGTGCTTATTTGGCACAAGGTTTAAATGTATTGTATATTACTTTAGAAATGGCTGAAGAAAGAATTGCTGAAAGAATTGACTCAAACTTATTAGATGTATCTATGGATGATCTACACGCTCTACCAAAAGACTTGTATGATTCTAAAATATTAAAAGTAAAAAACAAATCAACTGGTAAATTAATTATCAAAGAATATCCAACTGCTTCTGCTCACGCAGGACATTTCAGAGCATTGTTTAATGAACTATCATTAAAGAAAAGTTTTAGACCAGATGTTGTCTTCATAGATTATCTTAACATATGTACTAGTGCTAGATTTAAAGGTGGTAATGTAGGATCATATTTCTTTATCAAGGCAATTGCTGAAGAATTAAGAGGTCTTGCTGTTGAGTTTAATGTACCAATTTTTAGTGCAACACAAACAACAAGAACTGGTTATGTTTCAACTGATATTGGTTTAGAAGATACGGCAGAGTCTTTTGGTTTACCTGCTACTGCTGACTTTATGTTTGCTTTACAATCAAATGAAGAACTAGAACAACTAGGTCAAATGAAAGTTAAACAATTAAAGAATAGATATAATGACCCAGGCATTAATAGATCATTTATCATTGGTGTTGATAGAGCAAAAATGAAACTCTATGATGTAGATAATACATCACAAAACATAGTAGATAAAGGTAAGGAACCTGAAACTAAAGAAAACCCTTACGATAAATTTTCAGACTTTAAAGTATAATGAATAAGAAAACACTTTTTACAATAGACTATTATGAGAAAGAAGATTTTATAAATCAATCTGAAATAGATAAACTGATTGGTAGTATAGATAAAAACAATTTACAACCTTATGATTATATAGAAGGTAATGCTAAAACATCTATTGGTGTTAGTCAGAATATGTTTTTAGATTTTCAAAAAGATTTAGAAGAAAGAATTGTCAAAGAAATACCTATATTAAATCAAAGAATGGCAGAGTCTTGGTGTACAATACAAAAAGAAGATAGTAAATTAAAGTGGCACAAACATCCTAATTCAGTTTTGTCTGGTATCATATATCTAAAAGTAGATGACAAAAGTAGTAAGTTATATTTTCAAAATCCTACTTCTATGGAAGGAGAAGTAAAAGAAATAAAACCTAAACCTGGTTTACTATTAATGTGGCCAAGTTTTTTAATGCACGGATCAGGTGATACAATAAACAAAAGTAAAGAAAGAATTATTATAGCATTTAATACTTATTGGAATAAAAAATGATAAAATTAAATGCCTTTCAAACAAATATACACGCCCAATATAATTTTTTAAAAGGTGGTGCTATAGAGCGTTTAATAAAGTCTATAAAAAAAGAAGACTTGACAGACCATAATGCTCTTGTAGGTAATGCAAAATCAACTTTTACTCCTAAAAGAGGTTTTTTAAATAATCATAATTCAGTAAAACATAGAGTAGAAGAAAAACTTTTTTTTCCTAATTTAGAGATTACTAATTCTTGGTGTAATGTACAAGGAGAACATAGTACATTAAATTTTCATAGGCATCCAGACTCAATTATTTCTGGTATAATATTTTTACAAGTAGATGACAAAAGTAGTAAGTTATATTTTCAAAATCCTAATAACATATATGTTAAGTGTGATGATGATATGTGTATTACACCCGAACCAGGATTGTTATTAATGTGGCCGAGTTGGTTAGCACACGGATCAGGTGAAGATAAAAATATGAGTACAGAAAGAATAATAGTAAGTTTTAATACATACTTCAGAAAGGAGACTAATGCCTAGAAAACAAAAAGTAAGATTTCATAGAGGTGATAGAAGACCTAAATCAGATAAAGACTATGAGCAATTATCTTACAAAGTTAAGATGAAAAAGAAAGGCCGTAAGATATTATGGCAAGTAATAGAACACCCTAATAAGGCTACTATTGCTGAATACTTTTTTGAAGAAGACGCACAGAAATTAGCAGACTTTCAGAATAAGAATCAAGTATGGAAAAACTCTGGTGGTATACCCAAAATGTTTTGGATTAGAGCTTGACACCACCTTATAAATATGTTATAGAGAGAGAACTATGGCAATATTTAGCAAAGCAGATTTATCTAAATCAAAATATATCATATCTATCGTAGCCAAAATTAAAAAAGGCACGAAAATTAGAGTAAAAGACGGCAAGTCCTACTTGTTTAAAAAAACTAAAGAGATTGATATGTTAGAAAAAGTACAAACAAATTTTCAAAAGTATAGTAAGATACTTTATCCTAACAATAAGCACGCTCCTATATTCAATGAAGGTAAAAAATATTTTACATTTGTAGATATTGATAAAGCACCATTTTCAGGTATGGGTGGTCAATCAAGGAATGCTTTAGGTAAAAAACTAGCAGACGCAGGCGAGTTAGCAACCGTAATGTCTTTGAAAAAAGATATTAAAACTGCTAAAGATACAGGACAATCTATATTCAAAGATAATGCAGACGCTTTTGCTGCTTGGTATGACACATTTCAATACACACGCCCAGCAGTTAAAAAGATTGTAGGATCTTTAAATAATTTTGATATTATCCACGACGCTACCGATAAATCAAATTTTGGATCTACTATTAAAGCATTTTTAAATAAAGCAAATATCTCAAAACAAGATTCTTGGAATCCAGCAGATGTTTATATAATTAGTAAAAATGCTAGAGTGAAAATAATTAACGATTTGAAAAAAGTAATAGAAACTTATGATGTTTCAGATGGATTAGTTAATATGTTTAATGATAAATTGTATAAACTTTATAAGAAAAAAGTGCTTTATCCAATCTCTCTTAAACAATTGATTTCAGAAAAAGCAAATGTAGATTATACAAATGTACCAGGTACAATTAAGGTGTCAGATTACGATATTGAAATAGCAAAATTTAATTGTAACTTAACTACCGAAGGTAAAGAAATAGGTTTATTTACCTTTAATAATAAAGACACAAAAAAGCAAATTAATTTACAAGTTAGAGGATTTCCTCACGGTTATGGTACTGCACAAACTGAAATTACATCCGATGGTACACCATCAGGAGGTCGTTTAGGAAAAATTCCTACGAAAGTGGTTGATAGTGTTATGGATCAATACAAGGATGCTAGAATTAATAGTATAAAATACTTTGGTACACCTGAACCATTTTCAAATTTTGATGAAAATAAATGTAAAGAAACTTATAAGATGTATGAAACCGTTATTAAAGACTCAAAAGTTAATAATGAAAAATCTTTAAGTTATAAAGAGTATGTTAATATAATTAATATTGCAAAATCTAATATGGATATTGCTGAAAATATGGTTATGAAGATTCAAGGTTTAAAAATAATGCACTTTTTTGTAAAAAATAAAAAAGATTTATCTGGTATTATGAATAAGATGATAAACGGTGCTAAAAAAATAGATGATTCTAACGGCTTCTTTATTAAAATATACTAGAGATTAAGTATTATAAATAGTATTAGTTGATTTATATGGAAAATGTGAGATTATATTAATGGAACAAATTGGAGAGAAATGTTTAGTTTTAAAGGTTTTATTACCACAGAAAAGAATACGCACCTAGAACACCTAGAAGA